ACCGTACCGGACGGTGGAGGAGTGGCGGGAATGGCAACTTGCTGAAGGACGAAAACGCAGCGAGGAGATTAACCGCCTGAATCATCAGGTGCGGGTTGAAAAAATCCTGAACCGTGCGGGCATCCAGCCGCTTCACAGGAAGTGCTCATTCGGGAACTACCGGGTGCAGAACGACGGTCAGCGCCATGCTCTGAGCCAGGCGAAATCCATTGCCGATGAATTGATGACCGGATGTACAAACTTCGTGTTCAGCGGTAAACCTGGTACCGGTAAAAATCACCTGGCAGCAGCGATTGGCAATCGGCTGATGGCGAAGGGGAGAAGCGTGATTATCGTCACCGTGTCCGATGTCATGAGCGTGTTGCATGACGGCTACGACAACGGCCAGTCCGGGGAAAAATTTTTACAGGAGCTTTGTGGAGTTGACCTTCTGGTCCTTGATGAAATTGGCATGCAGCGGGATACGCGCAACGAGCAGGTCACGCTGAACCAGATAGTCGACCGCAGAACGGCTTCGATGCGTAGTGTCGGAATGCTGACGAACCTGAATCACGCAGCGATGAGCACACTCCTCGGAGATCGGGTGATGGACCGTATGACCATGAATGGTGGTCGTTGGGTGAATTTTAACTGGGAGAGCTGGCGGTCAAACGTTGGACGTCAGGGTATGTGAGAATTTTTGACGAGGTAAATTTTCGATGGAAACTGTATTGCATGCACTGAAAGCGATGGGAAAAGCCAATTCTGTTGAACTGGCGGCGCGGCTTGATATCAGCCGTGAAGAAGTTCTTAACGAACTGTGGGAACTCAAAAAAAATGGCGTTGTTGATAAAACGGGTCACACCTGGTTTCTGGCTGTCGAAGGTGAAGCCGGGGTAACCGAAGGGCAGGCACTACAACCTGAAGCGCCGGATGTGGTAACCGAAGAGGTCGCTCCAAAAGTTACCGCAGACATGATGGTTGAGTTTATCGGTCAGGATGGTGCTAAAACGTGTGAGGAACTGGCGGGTAAGTTCGGCGTCAGTACTCGCAAGGTTGCTTCCACGCTGGCGGTGGTAACCGCAACGGGGCGGCTGGCACGCGTTAATCAGAACGGTAAATTTCGTTACTGCATGTCGGGGGGGAATTTACCAGCAGATCCGAAAGCCGCGCCGGTAACGAAAAATGATGGTAAGGCCTTTCCTCAGCCAGCAGGTGCTGCGTTACCAGTCCGGGAAGCGGAAACACAGGAAGAAATTAAAACTGAAAGTGTGGCGGTCACAGTGCAGTCACAGTCGTCGTTCATCAGAAAGCATCCGGATGGTCTGATTTTACCATCGCTGCATGTGGCTAACCGCGAGCTGCGCCGGGCAAAAGGTCAGGTTCAGAAGTGGGAGCGCTTATGCGCCGCGCTGCGGGAAATTAATAAGCATCGTGATGTCATACAGAAAATAACGACAGGAGATAACGGGTAATTTTTACAGCAGGGTGATGATATGAAAATCAGATATCATGATTTCGGCCCCGTGTCACATATGCTTATTTCCAGTACGGTGCTGGAAACAAGAAAACATAATCACATACTGGATATGCTGCGTCTTGCTGACCCGTATCTGGTAATAAACACCAGTGGAATTTTCTTTCTGAGAAGCACTGTGTCAGGAAAAACATCGCATGTGCTTCGGGCATATAAAACAGCAGTGCGGGAGGAAGGAGAATGAGCGAGATTAACTATCAGGAGCTGCGTGTTGAGCTGGGAGCAGCAAAAAAACGCATAGAAGAGCTGGAGGCTAATCGTGTGGTGCTTGAGGTGGAAAATGAGAGGTTGAAACACGCAATGGCCGTAGCCCTTGAGCATATATCCGTCACAGATGCAGGACAGGCAGGTGTCGCTGCAATGATTATCTATGATGCCATGTACCACAGTGAAAAAACTGACCCCTACGCTTTTCTGGCAGAATTGCGGGCGCAGGGTGTGGAGATGGTGCGCGAACATCCAGCAATCAAACTTTGCTCTTTGACGCACATATGTGACGAGTTAGTCGCAGAGCTTCGCAAAGGAGGCAACAAGTGAGTAAAACGAATCCGGGCTGGGCAAGGCCACTTATGGCGAAAAAGCATCATTATTTTGCTGAAGGTGAAATAACAAGTACTTGCGGTGGGTGGATGTATTTTGGCAATGAGCGTGAGCCGGATACATTCGAAAGTCCAGATGATTGTAAAAAGTGTCGTAGAAAATTAAATAAGGGGGGGTAAATGAGCGCAATTAAAGAAATGCCAGTGGAACGTAATGAATATGGCTGCTGGACGCATCCTGAATATGAAAAATTCTGTGATGGTCGGGAATATATTTCAACGGAAGAGTTTAACGCCTGGATGGAGAAAAATAATCTTCAGTGGGCTATCCGTAGTATGGATGAAGATGATTTTAATCTGGACGCAGATGGCCCTGATATTTCAGCATGGGAACCTGAGCGACCAGAAGGTGAGGGATGGTTTATCGGTTCGATACATGACACCGAAGATGGTCCTGTTTGTGTATGGCTGAGAAATAAGGCCGAAGCATAAAGGCTATAAACCAACAACTAAACACTGAAAATTTAAATCAGAAATGATTTTTATTAAATCCTTAACCGGAGGGATTCCTGCACCCTCAGAACATCAGGAGACCGCCCGAAAGGGCGGTAGTGAAAAATGACTGAATTAACCAAAGAATGGCTACAGTACACGATTACCGGAATTGAGTCATCACGGGATGAAATACCGTTCGGACTCGATGAAGATCAAAACAACATGCTTACCGCATTAAAAATTGCACTGGCATCACTGGCATCAGTATCGGATGAACGGGCAGCCTATGAATTATTTATGGAGAAGCGTTTCGGGGAATCTGTAGATCGCCGCAGAGCAAAAAATGGCGATAGAGAATACATGGCATGGGATATGGCGCTTGGCTGGATTATCTGGTGTCACCGCGCCGCCATGCTTCAGGCTGGAAACTTTCGGGAAAATAAGGGTTCGTCAACCAATAATTTTCGGATAATCTCGGAAACGTCAACCAACTCTCCGGCAATCCCTGATGAGGTGTTGTCCGCAATCCTGAAGGTCGCCAGGCTTCGTGCAGATTTCGATGCTTCTGAAGTGGACAGGCGAGGTATCGGTAGTTGTCTGGATGAGGCCGAGCAAGAACTTATCGTTACCATTAACGAATACGCCAGTCAGATCGCAGTAGAAGCGACACAGGGGGAGAACCAATGAGCCGGCCAGATGCATTTGCAGGCGTTGCTATAGCTATTGCTTTTCTAGTATATGTTATTTGTCGGTGGGGGTAAAAACGTTCGCCGGGATTCACACCAAGGGAGGGAATATGTCGGATGATATTTCACTGGTAATGGAAGGCGCTCTGGCTGTTATTGCTGTTGTGGGTGTTTACTGCCTGGTTGTGTTTTTGATGGAGCGCCTGGGGAACTGAATTCATTCCGTATGGGAATTCCCATATCGGGCAAAACGGTTTGCTGTAAAGCGAGAGTTAAGTAGAATTGCTGCGGGTGCTTGAGGCTGTCTGCCTCGGGCATGCCACCGTAAGGCAGACAGAGAAAAGCCCCAGTTAACATTACGCGTCCTGCAAGACGCTTAACATTAATCTGAGGCCCAATCTATGCTTCACAAACGTAGGTTAGCCTCTTACGCGCCGAAAGGCAAGGAGAAGCAGGTTATGAAGCAGCAAAAGGCGATGTTAATCGCCCTGATCGTCATCTGTTTAACCGTCATAGTGACGGCACTGGTAACGAGGAAAGACCTCTGCGAGGTACGAATCCGAACCGGCCAGACGGAGGTCGCTGTCTTCACAGCTTACGAACCTGAGGAGTAAGAGACCAGGCGGGGGAGAAATCCCTCGCCACCGCTGATGTGTCAGGCATCCTCAACGCACCCGCACTTAACCCGCTTCGGCGGGTTTTGTTTTTTCTGGTCGTTCTGGTTTACAATCCATCCGTCAGCCTGAACAACTGGCACCTGCTGCGCCAGCAGAGAAAACAGATGGCGCACGATACCAAATTTTACAATTCGGATAACTCTGCCGCCCCTGCCAGCAGGCACGGGCGGCGTTCTCATGCATTCAAATCTGACTGGTATCAGCACGACCCCTGCACCGAAGAACAGGCTGAATGGCTGATTCAGTATTACCGCAGGCGCGGATACGAGGTTAAGAAAGCCCTCAGTCTCGATTATCGTCACTGGATAATCTCCGTCAGGCTTCCTTACTCCGAACGCCCACCGCGTCCGTCCCGCACATTCCAGCAACGCATCTGGAGGTAACGTGCGGGTATTACTTCGACCTGTTCTGGTACCGGAACTCGGGCTGGTGATCGTTAAGCCGGGCCGTGAATCCATGCCGGTATTCCACAATACCCGGTTACTGGTGGAGCCGGAACCGAAAAGCATGCGTAATCTGCCGTCCGGGGTCGTTCCCGCCGTTCGCCAGCCGCTGGTGGAAGACAAAACATTGCTGCCGTTTTTCAGTAACGCACGGGTAATTCGTGCTGCTGGTGGTGCTGGTGCATTGTCTGACTGGCTGTTGCGCCATATTAAATCCTGCCAGTGGCCACACGGCGATTATCACCACAGCGAAACTGTCATTCACCGTTATGGTACTGGCGCAATGGTGTTGTGCTGGCACTGCGACAACCAGCTACGGGACCAGACATCCGAATCACTCGAGCAACTTGCTCATCAAAACCTGTCAGCATGGATGATTGACGTCATCGGTCACGCAATAAGCGGTACGCAGGAGCGTGAATTATCTCTGGCTGAATTATCCTGGTGGGCGGTCCGCAATCAGCTGGCGGACGCGCTACCGGAAGCGGTATTACGTCGCTCGCTGGGATTACCAGCGGAAAAAATCTGCTCGGTGTACCGCGAAAGCGACATCGTACCGGGAGAGCAGACCGCCACCAGCATATTGAAACAGCGCACAAAAAATCTTGCACCGTTGCCTCACGCCCACCAGCAACAGAACCCACCACAGGAAAAGACGGTGGTCAGCATTGCCGTTGATCCTGAGTCTCCGGAATCTTTCATGAAACGACCTAAACGTCGCCGCTGGGTTAACGAGAAATACACACGCTGGGTGAAGACTCAGCCGTGTGCGTGTTGTGGTAAGCCAGCCGACGATCCCCATCACCTGATTGGTCATGGTCAGGGCGGAATGGGGACAAAATCTCACGATATTTTCACGCTACCGCTGTGTCGGGAGCATCACAACGAGCTTCATGCGGATCCGCTGGCGTTCGAAGAAAA